CTGGCTTACCTTCTTCTAGTCTAAAGAAAACACCAGAGCAACACGCCCAGAAAGCCGTTGAACTTGCGTCGGTGCTTGACGTTAATACTCACCCACCAATACAGTTGGTTACTCAGAAGAAGGAGTTTAAGTGAGAAAAGATTTTGTCAGATACTCGGTGTATATTAACCGACACTATATGAGTAACTGGTCTATTGGTCTTGACTTCTACAAAATCTATAACTTACCTGTTGGAGAACACCAAGCATCTGTATTTCAGATTGGGTTACTCTTCTTTAACATTACATTTACAAGATGGCAGGTTCCACTATGGACATAAAAGATTTATTAGTTAAAGCGCTTCACGCAAAGGAAGCAGCACGGCCACGTTCCACACAGATACAGGTTGGTCCATCCGAATTAGGTGGATGCCGACGTAAAGTCTGGTACAAACTTAATGACCAGCCTGAGACAAATGAGAATGAATTGAAGTTGGCTGCCATTATGGGAACAGCCATTCACTCTGCTATTGAGAAGGCTTTAGATAAACACGAAGGTGTGATGCTTGAATCATCCGTTGAATACAATGGAATGAAAGCACACGTAGACGCATATTTCCCGGAAACGGGAGATGTTGTAGATTGGAAAACAGTTAAGGCAAAGAACCTTAATTACTTTCCTTCACTGCAACAACGCTGGCAGGTGCAAACCTACGGCTACCTTATCGAACAGTCTGGATTGGGGAAGGTTCAGAACGTTCACTTAGTCGCTATACCAAGAGACGGTGACGAGCGGGACATAAAGGTCCACTCAGAGAAGTACGATTCTTCTGTCGCACTTGAAGCCCTCTCTTGGTTAGAGGCAGTTAAGACATCAGAGGTAGCACCAGAACCTGAGAAGGATGAGAATTACTGTAAGTTCTATTGTAAATACTACGACGCATCTGGTGAGATTGGATGCGTTGGTCTAAAAAAAGAACTTACAAAAACTGAACAGATAATCATTGAGGATTCCGACGCAGATAAAAATGCGCTGGAGTATTTGCAACTGGATGCCAAGATAAAGGAACTGACCGAACGAAAGGAAGGACTTAAAGAGTCGCTTGCTGGATTACTCGGCGTTACTAAGTCTGGCATCCAAGTGCAATGGTCAGCGGTGAAAGGTTCTTTCATTGTTGATAAAGAAGAAATACAAAAACAACTAGGATATATTCCTGGTAAAGAAGGAAAAGAATCAACAAGAATATCAGTCAAACAAATAGGAGGAACTAATGTCTGAAACGACAAAGTTTCAGGCTAACTTTAAGTTAGCAGACGGAACACTAATCAATGTCTATGCAGATACTGCAGCAGATTTTGAAACACAACTTGCATCAACTCAAGATATGGCAGCACTGATTCATAGTGTGAGTCAATCTCTTGGAAGCGCTGGACCGGCTAAGACCTTTCAACGTAATTTCGCACCGAGACCGCAAGTATCCGCGCCAGCAACAGCAGCGCCGATAGTTGAAGAAGGCAAGGCACCAACTTGCTCACACGGACCAATGACATATAAGACTGGGACCAATGCAAAGGGTCCTTGGAAAGGCTGGTTATGTGCTGCACCTAAAGGGGCAACCGATAAGTGCGCACCAATCTGGTCGTAGATAAATGCGCGAGCCACGTCAATACGAGGCTCCGCTATGTGCAGAAGTTGACGGTGACATCTGGTTCCCTGAACAGGGTTCAGACCATAGAGTTATCGGTGTCGCAAAGAGTGTCTGTAAAAGATGCACACATCAATTTGAATGCGCTGAATGGGGTATACATAAAGAACGATTTGGAATCTGGGGCGGACTTACTGCATCAGATAGAGAAGTTGTTCGTCGCAAACGCAAAATAAGATTGCCGAGGGAAAGCAGAGAGGGTTGTGCTTAGATTACATAAGGCTTGGGCAACGACACAGATAAAGGCAGAACCACTGCCTGAAGTTTGGAAAGACTTGTCAGCCAATCAGGTTAAGTTCCGAAGGGGACAACTCTGTATGGTTGCTGCTGCACCTAACGCAGGTAAGTCTATGTTCGCTTTAGTCTATGCAATCAAAGCAAAGATACCTACGCTTTTCTTCTCGGCAGATACTGACATAGCAACTGTTTCACTACGAGTTGCTTCTGCTTTGTCACACCAAGACCAAGTCTTAGTTGAGCAAAGCCTATTTAAGAATCCAAAGAGTTACGACAGACAGTTACAGGACGCTTCACATATTCAATGGGTCTTTGATTCATCCCCAAATCTTGATGATATTGAATCAGAAGTTAAGGCTTATGTAGAACTTTATGGAATCTATCCAGAGTTAATTATCATTGACAATCTTATGAACGTAGTTGCAGAACACGATAACGAGTGGGCTGGACTGCGAGACATAATGATGAACTTGCACGATATGGCTAGGAAGACAGAGGCGTGCGTCCTTGTCCTCCATCACGTCTCCGAAGCCAGTGAGTATGGTTCTCCGACTATGCCACCGCCACGTCGTGCTATCCACGGAAAAGTATCGCAACTACCCTCTGTGATACTTACCCTTGGTTACGACCCGTCTCAAGGGTACCTCCGAGTAGCCACTGTGAAGAACCGGTTTGGTCCTCACTACGCTGATGCTTCACAGTGGACTACTTTGTTTGTGAGGTTTGCACAATGTGCAATATCAGATAGCAATGCAGATGGCAGAGCGTTGCTTCACACTAATAGTATGGATGATACTTATGAGTCGGTATAACAAAGTCAAGGGTAGTAAGTTTGAGACTGATGTTATGAAGTTTCTACGCAGTCTCGGTCATTTCGCAGAGCGATTGGCCAAGGCAGGGTCAAACGATGAAGGTGATATCGTCACCATAATCGCAGGTCAGACCTATATTTTGGAATGTAAGAATCGTAAAGCGATGAATCTTCCAGAGTTCTGGGACGAGGCCCAGACAGAAGCAAAGAACTATGCGAAGGCTAGAGGTCTATCCTTTCCGCCTCCAGCCTTTGTCATAGTAAAGAGAAGACAACACGGAGTTAATAAGGCTTGGGTTATTCAAGACTTAGAACAATGGTTAGACGATAGGAGTAATGATGCCAATACCACAAGGTGATATAACTACAACTGAGATATGGAATACACCAGCAGAACCACCACTACCAGAAGAACCAACTGAGGTAGAGCAACAAGAGGAAGTAAGAGAAGATGATTTGCAATGAGTGTACGATTGCTGGTGACTTTAATATAAATCACAAGTATGCACTGGCTGAATCTTTTCATAAGAATTGTAAAGGAGATTGCGCTTGTCAACACAAGACTGGTCCAGGCTGGTACGTAAAGGCGGGGGCAAAGCCAACGTTGATGCAGACTCAATCCCCCTGACACCAATCATTCATCACTATGGTGGTGAGGTAAGGGAGGGACGCAACGTTAGCGTCAAGTGTTGTATGCACGACGATACAAGGCGTAGTGCGGTTATCAATACTTACGATAACTTATATTTCTGCCACACCTGTGGCAAAGGCGGGACAGCAGTTCAGATAGTTATGGAGAAAGAGGGGTTAGGTTTCAAAGATGCACTCGAAAGAGCAAACGAAATCGCTGTTGGAAGCGGTCACTCGGTACGCAGAGGCGCTAGACGAGGCAAGCGTAGCGTACCTAGAAGGACGTGGAATATCTAAAGATGTGGCTGAGCAGTTCTCGCTTGGCACAGTGACCAATCCAAGCAATGGTCACGAGCAATTTACTGGTTGGTTATCTATACCTTACTTCTCCGCTATTGGTGTATGTACCTCAGTAAAGTTTAGACGGGTAGATGAAGGCAAGCCTAAGTATGGGCAACCACTTGGACAGAAACTTCATATCTATAACGTCTCTGATATCTTGTCAGATAGTGGATACATTGCTATCTGTGAAGGTGAATTAGATGCTGTTGTTATGTCAGGTTTATGTGATGTACCAGCAGTAGGTATCCCAGGCGTTGCTGCTTGGAAACCTTTCTATTCTAAATTGTTTAATGGTTTCGATAAGATATTTATATTAGGTGACAATGATGTTAAAGAGGACGGCACAAACCCTGGTGCGGAGTTCTCTCGGCGTGTCGCCTCAGAGGTAGCAAACTCACAGATTGTTCAGTTGCCTAGCGGTATGGATGTCAATGAGTTCTACTTGACTAACGGACCTGAAAAGTTAAGGGAACTTCTCGGTGTCTGAACAACTAACTCCTCAAGAAAAAATAAAGATTAGAAAGAAACTTTATTATCTTAAAAATAAAGACAAGATAAGAAAGCAACAAAAGGAATATCAGCAAAACAATAGGGAAAGAAACGCTCGTCTTCAGAGAGGATTTAGACAGCGCCACCCAGATAAAAACCCAGCGTATGCAAGACTTCGCAGGGCTTTAATCCGAGGGAATAAAGTTGAAAAATATACCCTTCAAGAAGTTCTTGATATGTATGGAAAAGACTGTTTTATATGTGGCAATCCTATTGACTTAAATGCTCCAAGGTTTCAAGGCAAACCTGGGTGGCGACACGGCTTGCAAATAGACCACCTTGTACCAATTTCTAAAGGCGGTTCTGATACCATAGATAACGTGAGGCCTGTTCACGGGTTCTGTAATTTGAGCAAAGGAAATGGAAGGTGGGGCAGTGAGTGAGCAAGAAAAAGGACTTACAAGAGGCAGCAACATTATTGACGGATATGGGGATGATAGTAGTCTCGATAGATTACAAGACTGGGACAATAACCTGTCGCCCAATGCCCATAAGAAAGTAAATGATAAGTTTATAGATGATATGTGGCGGGTCTTTGATTCCGCAGGAACTCTTCTACTTCGTAAGCACCAAGACTACGGCCCATTAAATGTGGCTCGCTCACCTGGCGGTCCTCTCAATGGACTTCGAGTCCGTATGTGGGACAAGGTAGCAAGAATAAATAACCTACTTGATAGTGGTGTCAAGCCTTCTAATGAATCACTAAGAGATTCTTTTGTAGATTTACTTAACTATTCAGCCATAGCAATTATGGTATTAGATAAGAACTGGCCTGAACTACCCAATGACTAACTTTCAAGAGATTCTAAACTTACAGGCGCAAGCAGTGCTTGACTCTTGTAAGTTAGAAAACTGTGCTATGTGTCCTGATATAGCAAAAGATGCTAGAAGATGGTATGAGATGGACGGCTTCCATAGGGAAGCAATGGCACTCCTTCTTCTTGCTAAGGTAAGAAAAGATTTTACATTAGGAAATAAAGCCAATGACTGAGAAACATTCTTGGTACAAGGCAGCACTACGCCGTAAGAAAATAGCAGAAGCAAAGAGAATTAAGGCTGACCAATACGTCGAGATGATGAACAAGAGAGCCAACTCCGATGCCACGAAACCGAAATAAAACTTACGAAGAGAATCGTATCTCCCGTATCAGAATCTACGGGATAGATGTCCCCGACTATGAGCGTATGCTTGAAGAACAAAATGGTGGCTGTTATATCTGTGGTAAGAAGCCAGATAAGAGAGCGTTAGATATAGACCACGACCATAAGACTGGCAAGGTGCGTGGCTTGCTCTGCTCTAATCACAACAGGGCTATTGGTTTATTAAACGATGACATTACTACACTGGCAAAGGCTATCCAATACTTAGCGAGGGACAATGACTGATTACCTACACCCTGTCCTTGATGATTTAGTTTCATCTGTTGTCACCATAACTGTACGTAGATACCGCCAGTTTGTAGAACGAGGCGACTTACTCCAAGAGGCTTGGGCTTTTGTCCTATCTAAAGCAGAACAGTTTAATGAATCGCTATCTGACCCTGATGAACAACAGCGTAAGTGGAATGAGAAGCGGATTGCTTGGCAGATTAAAAGAAACTTAGAACGCTACGCTCGTAAAGAAAAGGCGGCCAAGTCTGGCTATCAAATTAACGATGAGACTTACTATGACACAGTCACTATCGCACAACTCCTACCTTTTGTTATCAAGTCTGTTGTATTAGATACTGCTTTAGAACAGAGCCAAGTATTAGTTAATGATGGCACACCTAAGAAGCCGTCTGCCCCTTCTGAAGGTGGCAACCTACTGGCTATGCTTGTAGATATTAAGAAGGGTTATGAGAAACTAGAGAAGGAAGAGCAGGATATCCTTCGTCTTAGATACTATGAGAACCATACTCTTCAACAGTTGGCTGAGTATCTAGAGTGCCACTTCTCTACTGCCGACCGCAGATGTCAGAGCGCACTTCGTAAATTACAGAACGAGATAGGTGGGGATTCTCCTTACTAATGACTACCCTATCCTCCTTTGATTTAGACTTCTCCTTCGGTAAAGAAGGTGAGCAGTTAGTATCTGACTTACTTACTGAAGGTAAGCGTATTGAGGTTAAGCGCGACCGCAAGTGGAACGTCACCGGTAATGTTTATATTGAAACCGATTGCTTCTTTACTAAGTCTAATGCTTGGGCACCAAGCGGTCTGTCTGTGACCGAGGCTGAGTACTGGGCTTTCGTTCTTAATCGTACTGTTCTTATGCTACCTACTGAGATTCTATGGGAAGCAGTTAGAAAGTATGGCAGAGAAATAACCTGCGAGATTCCTCCTAACCTTTCCCGTGGCTACCTTGTAAAGGTGGTTGATTTAATTGAAGCGAGTAAGCCGTAATGAAATATGAATATGAATGTCCCGACTGTGGAACTACGCTAACTGTCTATCGTTCGATACACGATGTCGCACCTGACTATACCTGTCCTTCTTCTGAGTGTGGCACTACCCTTCGCCGTAGTTGGGATACTCCACCTGTACATTTCAGAGGGCAAGGATTCTACTCAACAGATAATTAAAGAAGCCCCGCGAGAAAGGGTTATCGCAGGGCTTCAGGCTTGCTATCTTACTCTTTAGTAATGTCCGTGTCTATTCCAAAACGCTTTTGCTTTACAAGGAGTTCCGTGGCGCTTAGAAATATATCTAAGGCCTTTAAGTATCTGGACTCTAGGTCGTCTGTCTTTTTCTCCAAGTCGTTGAGCAATACCGAAAGCGCTTGAACCTTGTTGGTTTGTGGCGAGGTGGTCAAACCTGCTCTCACTGGTCCATAAGGATTTAAGGCACTCCCACTCTCTTCCTCTCCACCCCCACCCTGAATAAGCGTAAAGTTTGGCGATGCGCTTGTTCTCTTTCTTCTCATTCCAAGTTGCCTGTCTTGATTCTATTACCAAGTCCTTTGGCATTTCCAGAACTGATGTTGGGTGAGGCTTTGCCCACACTATTGTTAGTGCGCCCAGTAATATCAAGCCAAGCCTTGCCTTCCACTTCATCTTTAATTCTCTCTTCCTCCAGTAGTGCTAGGTATTCTTCTTTGTGAAGCGCACCTAGTCTGGTGAGTGCGCGGTCTCGCACCCTTCGATAGTTTCTCTGACGGACAGCGTCTTTCGTTGCCGTCTCTATCCTTCTCTTAGTGTCCTCCATTTATCTTTTCCTCCAGAACAATAAGACCATAGGCTATCAGGGTCACAGCAATAACTCCTACCAATACGACTGTCATTTGTTATCCCTCTCGTTTAATCTTGTGGCAAGCACCACATCGGTTATGTTTATCTTATCGGTTATCAGGTATGGCTCTTCGTGGTCTTCCTCGTTCCATACTGATACATAGAGGCGGTAATCTGCCTCTCTAGCGAGCCACTCCACGGCTTGGAGAGTGCTTACGCCACCCCACACAGCGTTGCCCTGCTTATCGCATACCTCATAGAAATTAACGAGGGTCATTATCTTTCCCCTTCCTGTAATTTACTAGGTTTAATTCATTAAGAGCATTAACCATACGGATAAGGTTCTTTGCGCCTTCTCCTGTGTTGCCCTCTAGTATCTGTTTAATTGCTAGGTCTTGGCATAGGTCTGCCTTTGCCTTGTAGTATTCCTTTGTTGGTTTGCTCATTAGTGTATGTCCTCTCCTAAATGTTCTTCTAACGAACGGATAATGTCATTAATAGCAGGCTCGTGAGTTCTTACCTCCGCCTTGATATCGTCCTCGCATACCTCGCCGTGCTTCACCATTAGTTCTCCGTAATGGTCTCCGCATACTCCACACTTAGGCATAGGGACACCGCCTCTTGTGATATTCCATTATGTCGCGCTCGCAAGAGCAACAGACTAGCCTTCCCTTCTCGTTCTTTGTGTAGTTCATTTTCTTACCCTTTCATTTAGCATTTCCATTAGTTGCTCGGTTAGTTCCTGCTCTCGCCCGTTAAACTTTCCGTCTCCTAAGTAAGCGAATTGCCACTCGTTCTTCTCTGTGTCATAGATAGTGCCGTCAGGAAAGCGAGTCTCCTCGCTGTCGGTGTCAATAGCCCACCCTTCTCCCTCTGTATAAGAAACTACATAGTGGTATTGCTTAGCCATTAGATACTCCTTCATCTTAGCCATTTATGCCCCCACTCCGTCAGATTTACCGCTCACAACACACTCTTTACATACAAACCAATTGCCTTCTACTGTGCGATAGTCGGCATTGTTATTGCATAGTTCGCACTTGTTCATTGTCTTTCCCTTTCGTTTAGCAGTTCCATAAACCTAGGCGATTTGCCTTGGCTTGTCTAGCATATTTAATTATGAGGGTCGCATACTTCCCCTTCATCTTGTTATAGAACATAGGCTTGGCGTAGCCCTGCCTAACTAACTCTAGGTTTAGATTCTTACCGCCTACCATTACATACCGCAATTCCCTGCCGTAATTATCTCGGTCATCTAACCTACTGTCCCTCTCTAGTGTTATCGGTAGCCCACTACTTATCGCCCTCCTCGTAAAGGCTTTAGCCTCCTCGTGATAACACTCCCCGACTTCGGGCGTGTTAATCTGAACAAGGCGCACCCTCTCCCGCTCTAGCGCGATGGTGTCGCCGTCTATTGCGTAAGGTGTGGCGTAGATAGATAAGGCTAGGAATAGCACCTACTTATCCTCCTCCACTTCGCAGTCTAGTTCGTCGTGCAGTTTTCTCTCCCACTTATTCTCGTCTAGTAATAAGACCCATTGGAGAGCCTTCTCCCACCCTTCAAGGTGTGCAAGGTCTGAGTTGCCGTCGGCTTGCGCTCTCTCTATTTCGTCTATCACTTTTTCGTATTCTTTTTCTATCATCTCTCTCACTTCACGCCCTCCCTTGCTAATAAGAGTTCGCCAGCGAATCGCTCAAACTGTGCCGCGAATCCTTCTATAACTTCCAATAGATTCGACGCGTCGTAATACTCAAACGGAGACCACACCGCGATTTCATCGGGCATTTCTCCTGCGTCTAATCGTTCCACTATCTCCTCGGGTGTTAGACCGCCGAGGTCTGATAGTGCGGTATTGACCGCCTCCTCTAGTGCCTTGTCGTATAGATTCATTTCTTGACCTCTCCCTCTATCTTGTAGCACTTCTCAATTGACCCGAAGCAATAGCCTTGCCCTTCTATCCACCAGACTTTGGTAGATACTAGATAAACCGCCACGGCTACCAATAGCCCTACGACTATTTTCCCTCTTCTTGTAAGTTTCATTATGCCTCCTCCACGATTCGCACCATTTCGGAAAGTTCCGATTTAGTAAATAGTTCTTCCAATTTTGAGGCGTTCTTTTGTAGTGCTTTGAAAGTCTTGTTAGTAGTCTTATCCCACCCAAACTCATCGCCAAAATCTTCAAGAGTAGGGCAGGATTCTAGACAGCGATAGTCTGACACTAAGCACTCTAGCCCTCTGTTTATGTCGGGCGCGTCTGTAAATGCTTGCCCTTGATAGTAGCGGAAAGATTCGCGGTTATCGCCACGCGTAAAGTCTAGGCGATAGGCTTGCGCTTTCTTCTGCCACTCATCGGCAGTTTCTGGCGCACTAACTTTGACCGCTTTCATAGTCACGCCCAATTCTTGAGCGTAATCATTAAGCGTCTTTTGCTCTGTTGCTGTACTCATCTTCTTACCCTTTCGTTATTGGAGGCCTAATTCCTCCCCTCGCGGGGCGGGTAGAGCCTATCGTTTCCGATAGGGTACTCTCACCGCCCCTAGAAGGCAAGCATTACGCACCTACTACGAACGACACCTTTCCGCCCTCAAACTCTACGCGAGCCACTAACTTATCGCCCTTCCATAATGACACCGCTTGATTTTCTTTATCTTTCAATTCTATGTTGGTGTTCGCCAACATCACATTGAGTTCCATTTTCTTCCCTTTCCTTGTGGAGGTAGTTCCTCCCCACCGCCCACCCTTTCGGGTGAGCGATAGGCAAGCACTAAGAGTTTAGAACCTTTAGCAGGTTTTCTTTGGCGGATTTCTTTATTAGTTTATCGGCTTGGTTTCCTGCTTGGGAGAGGAAATATTGTATCTCCTGAAGGTTGGGGAAAAATAGAGTGACATAATTACCATCAACATCTGAAACCTGAAGAGAGGCGTATTCTTTATGCTCTGCGGTGGCTTCAGAGTGCCTAACATAAGCGGTGTTGTAAGCGGTGTTGTGTAGGCTTGCGTTCATTTGATTTACCCTTTCATTAACCTAACTCTTAGGTTATAGGAGAACCCTACCGGCATCTCCCCTAGTCACCAAATCAAAACACGCTTAGAGTTTGTTAATCGGGTCACAGTTTTAGTCGAACAGTTGTTCGGGTAAATCTCTAGTTGAGGTTTAGGGTTTAGATTCCGCGGGCGGGTAATCGCGGGGAAGATAG